GGCCCCCTAAGGGGCCCCGGTGCCGATAAACATTGGTGCCAACTACCCACATCACGAAAGGAAACGTGAAGTGACTCTGGTGAAGAAAGCCCGTACTTTTAGGAAGCAGACCCTTTCAGGGACTGCGACCAACAAGTACCAAGGCTCGATTACTTCACAGGCTTCCTACGAGAGGAAGATCTGTGAACACCAGATGACGTGGAGTGAGGGACATCCCTGGCCAAGGCGGCGAGGGATTTCAAACATTGGAGGAAACTTTGAGACAATCAGAACCCGCTACCAAGCGAGTTTCGACCTCTCACGTGTCTTCTCCATCCGGCAAGTCGGTAATCCTTCTGCATTTGAGAGGGATTACGTCGGGCATTTTATGCCCGATCCTTCTGGCATGTCTGCATTTTTGCAGAGTAGCACAGAGACTGACCTCCGGACTTTTGTCCCTTCCCTGGGTGATACCACTATTGGCAGTATGGGCGCTAGAGCTATTTCTAGTACTGCGCCCACCGCTCCAGCAGTGGATCTTGGTGTGGCCTTGGCTGAGATCTGGAGAGAGGGTCTTCCTTCTCTTGTGGGTCTACAGCTTTATAAGGCGCGCGGCAACAAGGCTGAATCAGTAAAGACAGCTGGGGGCGAGTATCTTAATCTCGCCTTCGGTTATCTTCCACTGCTCTCAGCCATCCGTGACACTGCGAAAGCTGTCATGGCTGCCGAGGAACTGACCAGACAACTTCTCCGCGATAGCGGAAAGAACGTCCGGCGGTCCTACACCTTCCCAGTTGACCGGTCCATCACCGAGGTGAAGCTAGGAACTTCAAGCTTCCCTTGGCCCGGTCTGACGTCGTATCACTGGACCAACAGCATGCAGCCGATCAAGCATACTACCGTCGAGCGACGGGTATGGTTTGACGGCTGCTTCACCTACTACGTTGACCCACAAGCATTTCAGGGTCTCGTAGGGCATGCAGAAAGGGCCCGGCTCCTGTACGGCCTGACGTTAAACCCGTCAGTCGTCTGGAACCTTCTGCCCTGGTCCTGGCTAATCGACTGGTTTGCAGGGGTTGGTCCAGTAATGGACAACCTCTCGCTCTTCAGTCGAGATGGCCTCACACTGCGGTACGGGTACACGATGGAACATATCAAAGTGACCCAGACCCAGAGCTACCCAGGCTTGGTGAGCCCAGGGGGCTATGTCCCTCCGAATCCGTCCATTACCCTCACGGGTGATAGGAAGATTCGAAGAGAGCAGTCTCCTTTCGTCCTCGGCCTAACTGGACAGAACCTACAGGTTCGCCAGTTGGCTATCTTGGCTGCGCTAGGAATAAGCCGCAGCTGATTCCATCCACACTCAACATCCACATGCTGGTATTGACTGACTCGGTCAGCCAGCACCTCGCAAGAAGGACATCCTGTGTTTTCTGATCCCCAGTCCGTGACTATCTCTGGCAACGCCAAGTCACTCCCGCGTACTTCTTCCACCGAGAACGGTGGTAAGTTCGCTACGAGTGACCGGCTTGTCCGGATGCTTTTTTCGCATTCCTACGGGAAGCGTCAGAAGCACACCGCTCGCCTGGAGTACGACACGACGACCGCAAGCCCGCTTATTACGGGGCAGAACGTCGTCAACTCCATCTCCGTTTACCTGGTTGTCGATTTGCCTAACGGCTACGACACCACGGTGGCGAAGAGTGCAGTCGACGGGTTCCTCGCGAATCTGTCGGCTACCTCAGGTGCCAACATCACGAAGCTGATTGGAGGCGAGAGCTGAACAACGCTCTTGCCACACCTCAGTGGCTCCCTGTTATATACTACGGGGAGCTCGTGGGATCAGGGACGCAGGCCGGAAGTGCTACCCCCTTAAGGAGGAGCCTTGAAAAGCCTGGTAGTCCTGTGGAATCAGATCGCCGAGGAATTCGGCGGTTGGCTGTGCATCGACACCGGCCGCGATCAGAAATCGGTCGCGGCAAGGACGAAGACTGAAGGTGTGTCGTTCTTAACGATCACCCTACCTGCCTTCGGCAAAGACTTTGACAGGTCTTTGTCAGATGGCATGGTGGCTCCTACCATGTTCCCTGGTTTCCAGAGAACAGGTGGTCTCCCCCGATTCCTCGGAGGTTTCCTTGAGCTAGTCTTCGACCGCAAGTCGGGACACCTACTCGAGAACCCGAATCTTGACGCAATTCTTGCTGTGCGCCAGTTATCTGGCGTATTTAGCAAGATTCTGATCCCCTGTTCATCAAGGAGAACAGATGCTGCGTTCAAGAAGTTCATCGAGACAGAGCAGGTGCTGGCAGAGAAGAGCGGCGAATGGACCCAGGCTGATTACCTGGCGTTTTCTCGCATCTCTAATCTGCTTTTCGGTGATGTTCTGTCTAGGGCTAACCTTAGGGTTGCCACTGGACAGATGACTCCGAAGCACGGTCCCGGGTCTACTGCGGATCGAACTGTCGGAAACGACAAGTTCGATATCAAGCAGTGGACCTGGCGACTGGAGGCTGTATTCAGTTCTACTGACTACATCCTCCCTTCTCCTTCCTATCACAGGAAGTTGAAGGATGTGCACTTCGCTCAGCCCGGGGACGAATTACCCGTAAGGGTAATTGCTGTCCCCAAGACGCTGAAGACTCCCAGATTGATCGCTATCGAACCCGTCTGCATGCAGTATACACAGCAAGCAGTGGCCGGTACGATCATAGAACTCGTTGAGCGTGACGATGTCACGCAACGGTTCATCGCTCTCGAAGTTCAGGAACTTAACCAGATCCTGGCTCGAGAAGGGTCCATCACAGGATCCCTTGCAACGCTCGACTTGAGCGAAGCGAGCGACAGAGTCTCCAATCAGCTCGTTGAAGTACTGTTGCATGGCTACACTGACCTTTCTGAGGCGGTGCAAGCATGTCGCAGCCTGCGAGCGGATGTACTTGGCCACGGGGTGATCCCCCTTACCAAGTTCGCGTCCATGGGCTCGGCCCTCACTTTCCCAATTGAATGCATGGTGTTTTTGACACTGTGCTTTCTAGGGATAGAGAAGGGTCTAGGCCGACGTCTAACCTTGGCGGATGTCATCAGACATACCAATAAGGTGAGAGTGTACGGGGATGACTTAATTGTCCCCGTCACAGATGCAGACAACGTCTCTGCGACTCTGGAGTCTTACGGCTTCAAAGTCAACGAGTTCAAGAGCTACTCGAAGGGTAACTTTCGAGAGTCTTGTGGCAAGGAGTACTTCCGAGGCACTGACGTATCTATAGTCAGGTGTCGGAGGGAGTTTCCCATGCACGTTGCTGGGCGGAC